ACTCACCCAAAGATAAAGGCGTTATGTTTTATGATGTGGGATGGAAAGAGTACTGATAAAGTAATATGGAATTATTTAAAACCCGAATATAAAAAGTTATGAAAAAAGAAACATTTGGACAAATAGACCAAACCAATCCTGTTACAAGAGGTAGTACCGCTTTGGTATATAAAGAAGAAACACTTGAAGATGCAGCACAATCTTACGCTGTAAATCAAAGAAATAGAACTTCTCATTATATGGGGTTTATTCAAGGTGCTAAATGGATGGAAAGACAACTGAAAAATAAAACTAAATAAAACTATGAAAAAAATTTTAATATCCCCTTGGACATTGTTCTTCGTGTTCGTCGCAACAGTAATGTCGTTAATTGTAATTGCGTCTTATGATAAACAAAATGGTTATTATTATAGTGAGGCTCATTATGTTATAAAGGTTGAGAGACACCGACCACAGAATGTTCATGAAGAGATGAACTTGTATTATGATATCACACTTGAAAATGGTGTGGAGATGAAGTCGTTGAGACAGGTATCTGTTGGTGATACTATCTACTTTGATATGTATAAAGTTGGAAAGTAAGTAATTTATTCGTATATTTGTTAAATGTTGAAAGTAACCCTAATATCAGACACGCACACTAAAGAACGAAATGTTCTTGTGAATGGTGGTGATTTGATTTTACATAGCGGTGACGTTATGAACTCAGGTTATAATTGGGAAGATTTGTATGACTTCTTAAAATGGTTCAGTGAGTTACCATATAAGATGAAGGTATTCATTCCTGGTAATCACGACAGATACATTGAGGACAAACCATTTGACGCTTGGAAGATGATTCGTGAGTTTAACGACAAAGGTGTTGTTTGTTTGATTGATGACTTCGTTGAGTTTGAGGGATTGAAAATCTATGGTAGTCCTTGGCAACCTGAGTTCTACAATTGGGCATTCAATCTACCACGTAATGGTAAGGAGTTGGAAGAGAAGTGGGCAAACATTCCTGACGATACCGACATCTTATTGACACACGGACCGGCTTGGGGTATCTTGGATACTGTAGTCAATCGTCGTGATATGAACTTGGGTTGTGAGATGTTAACCAAACGATTGGAGACATTACACCCACTAATCCATAGTTGTGGGCATATCCACACAGGTTATGGGTATGTTGAGAAGAACGGAACACACTTCTTCAACGCATCTATCTTGGATGAGCGTTACCGTCACAACCAAAAACCTTTTGATATCACAATTAATTTAGAAAATAAACAAATAGATATATTATGAAAAAATCAAATTTTTATGTGGTGATGTTATTCACATCACTAACAATTATGGCAACAATGGTATCTTGTACCGATGCTGAAAAGAGTAAACTAGGTGGATATGGTGATACGTTCACAGTTAAAGTATTAGGACCTGACACCATAATTACTTACCATTCAACAGGTAAGGTTATTAGTGAACAAAATTCTGATGGATATTATTTCACAAACCGAGATAATGGTAAATTAGTTGAGGTAAGTGGAAATGTTATAATAGAACAAGAATAATATGATTGAAAAATTAGTTAAAAACAGAACCCCGTACCTTGGGAAAATGGTATTGAAGTTTGAGAAATATCCATACTACACAAGTAGTCATAATGGTCAATTAAATAAAGTTCACCTTAATTTAGGGTTCACCAAATTGGTGACTAGGTTCATACCAAATCAGGTTATGACAGGTCACTCAAATATTGACCCCAAGAAAGTTGAGTTGATTGAGAAATATACTGGTGGTGTTATTGGAACTCACAAGTGGGATAATGATGAATTTGTTTTGGAGGATTCTTTCTTAACTAAAGACGGGAAATACATTGGTAACATTGAGACTGCTTGGTGGTATTTTCAAAACGGAATGACTGTTTGTGAAGAATATCCAAACGGAGTTGCTATTGTTTGGAATACTGTAAACTCTGATAAAACATTGATGAGTGGGTGGGGTGGTATTAAAGGTTACTATGGTTACACACATCGTGGTGGAGGTCTATTCAAAATTGGTGACCGATTGTTTGATGAAAAATATAATCCAGTTGTTGAGGATTATGATGAGAAGGAATTTACAAAGTGGTGGAAAACATATATCAAGTCATATAAAAAGGGTGACGATTTTGATAGAAAACACATTTATAATGATGGAATTAAATCGGTAATACCATTCAACAAGAGAGGTAAACATACGATTAAAAATTGGGAAGACGCAAGAACTGCGGCGATTAATATGTCAAAATATCTATCATAATGACGGGTAAAGTATATAAAACAACAAAAGGTTGGTTCGTTGAAACTAAAAACAATGAAATCATACCTGTACATCCAAATAGTGAATTGGATGAAATGAATAGTGGTAATAAAGTTGACTTTGATATTGTTGAAGAAGACAATAATGGAATGGGTTACACCGAGACATATGAACTAATCAAATATGCAAAAATTGTATGAAAATAATACCATTTTTTGATATGACTTGGAGCAGTGACTTCAAACAGGTTGGACTAATCCCAACAATCTTCGTAACTAAAAGCTACGGAAATAGATATAACTTGTGTATAAACTTTTTATGTTTTGATTTTGGACTATGGGTGATAAAAAGAAAATGACACAACAAGAAATCATTTCAAGGATTATTGTATTAGAATCAATTATAACAGAGGCAGTGTCTAAAGGACACAAAGCACATACACAAGATGAGTTTCAACCATATAGGGAAGAACTTAAAGTATTAAGAAAAAAATTAATGTTATGAGTAAAGTAAGAGTTATTGAAGATTTAAGTAAGTATGAAGATTACCTTACCGTTGGTAAACTTAAAAAGTTTTTAGAGGAACACTCCGAACTACCTGATGATGCTTTGGTTCTAACACAACGAGTGGAAGACAGGTACTATGAGGAAAATGGTTGGGGTGTTGTATTAAAAGGTAGTGTTTGGTATGAGACGGAACAAGAACAATACCATCCGGCTTGGTGTTGTGTAAAATATAAGGATGACGATAATCTTTATTTGGATTTACATTATTGATATGAAAAAGATTAACGGAGAAGTATTATCAGAGCATCCATTTCCAGGTTCTGAGTTTGTTCAGGATATAATTTATTATGATGGGCCAATCCTATCATTGTATAAGTTTGAAGATAGATTGTTCTTGTGGTATTGGATGGACACCAACGAAATAATGAACCGATGGGGTGTTATTGAAACCACAATGGATAGATTACAAACATGGAAAGAAAAAGATTATGTTTGGGAATTTGTTGAAGATTGTGTTTTGAATGACCAAGTTTATTTCATAAATTTGGACACTGAAAAGAAGTTTGTTGTTGGGTGGAAGTGTGATGTTAAAGAGTTAGTTAACTACGATTAATAATTAAATAAATAAATATATGTTAAAAAAATCAGTTATTTTACCAGTCCTTGCGTCTGTTGTTCTTGTATTATTCTTATCATCATTTGGACTTATGATATCCAAGATGTTGTATCAAGAAACCCCTGTTAGTAAAGAAACACCTAAGTTTGAAGCACCATCTTGTGAAGATGAATGTGATGAAGATGAGGACAAAATTGAATTTCAAACATTGGATACCTGTTTGAGTAGTGAAGAGATGTATCCAGCGGTAGTCGTTGATATTCAAATTGACGAGTATTACGGTAAAGGAAAATACTATGCGGTTACTACACAAAATGGTATTCTTTATTATACTAAAAAGAAACCAAAAATTGGTGATACTGCTATGTTCGTGGATGATAACCACAACATCATCAATTGTGATATGAATAAATAATAAGGATTATGGATAATTGTTTTGAGGTTAAGAAAATTGCTTACGAAATTACAACAGCTCTAAAATATTTTGAGAAAGAAAGAACTGGATTTGAAAGTTGTAGTTTAACGGTTCTACCTGAGGTGGAACAATCAAATGATGAAATCATAATCCCTGTTATTACAAAAAATAATAAACAAATAAAAATATCTATATCAGTAAATGAAACTGTTTGATGTAAAATTAGGAAAATGTATTGTGGGGTTTTATTATAAAACTCTATGGACGGATAATACTTTGAAGCAAAGTAATTATCGTCATGTTGGTGTCTTTACCTCAAGACACTTGGCTTATGTGTGGTATAAAGATGAAAAGACTGGTGAGAAGAAACGAGAGTCAACCTATAACTTTGGTTTGGACTTGGTTGTGGCTCGTCTTTGGATATCGTTTAACTTCAACAAGAAGAAAGGAGCTAAACCAAAAGAAGACAAACGAAAATTCGTTGAACCACTTTCAACTGAAGAAGTTGTTTGGGAACAATGAAAAAGTATATCCACGTCAATCAACACAAGATAAGGTCCAACAAGAAGAATAACGAGTTAGAACCTGTTATAACCATTAAAGAAGGTAAAAAGAACACCTATTGTTCCGAGGTTGAAATCTTGGGACCTAGTCGTGTTGTGTATGGTGGTAATGAAAAGACATTGTTGTCCTGTGGGGCACGTGTGATAATTGAAACTGAATCGGAAATTAATATCATAAGATAATGGCAACACTTGAATCACAATATTGGAAGTTTTTGGAAGATAACCCTGGCTCAACTCTAACATTTGAAGAGTGGAATGTTGAGTTAGGTAAACGAATTAAAATGGGTTTTGAAAACAGGAAAAATAATTTAGATGAACAACTTGAAGAGTTTGAAATGGTTCGTTATAGAATGGAGGCTGAAGGTTTCCATTACTGTTTCAAACATTACTCATCATTCAAAGAAGTTAAGGATGAAAAGTTTCACGAATTAAGAAATAAATATTTGGAGATATCTCACGAACTTGAGGAATATGTCCATTCAAAGATTAGCACATTGAGAGATGAAATTGATGGATTGGAAGAAATCATTTAAATAAGTAACTGATATGAGAAGTAAAACGTTAGACAGAATCCTTAAAGAAATGGAGAACGACACTTGGCATGTTAAGTTAAGAAGGTGGTGGAGAGTGAGATTGTGGGTATGGACTTGTAGAACAAGATGGATTTGGGATTTAGAATATGAACGTAATATCTTTAGAAATAAGAAAAACAAATAAAGTTACAGTTTTGGGTGTTGTTGAATTAAATACGTAAAAATACGTATTGGGGGATTATGGAATTAGTTATATATTTGTAAAAGAAATAAAAACAAAACTAAACAACTATGTTAGACACAATGATTTATATTTTATTATTCATGCTGGTAGTAATCTTTCCAGTGTCCTTTGTATTATACGTTGCTGTATGGACTCCTAAACAGAAGATGAAAGGTCATGCAGGTAGAGGTAAATGTAAATGTTGTAATAACTAAAAAATAAATAACTATGGACAGAAGAGAAGGAATGCCTGTAGAAGCATTAGGACAAATACTATTTGTTATACTCACAATTTGGGGAATAGCTTATGGAGTGTCTTGGCTAATTGAATTAATCTAAAACTAAATAACTATGGAAAACACCGATTTAAATTCTCAAAGAATTATTCAAGCATTGCGTCAACCAACAAACGAAATTGTTGAAAGCATTTTAATTTCACTAATTACTAAATAACTATGAAAAAACTATTTGTACTAGCTATGGTAAGCCTTTTATGTTTACCTGTATTTTCTCAAACTTCTAACTATTACATTGAAATAGTTAACAATGACTTTAACAACGATAGTTGTGGAATTATAAATATGAGTATTGACCCTGCTGCTAATTATACAGCTTGTGGTGTAGTAGTAAATGGGGTTGGTATTAAAAAAAGTGTAACATACCCTTTTACTATGACTGCTAATCACATATTCAATTTTACTCTACATTTTGAAACTACTTGTGGATGTGTCTATGATTTTATAATCTCAGATACAGTAACGTTTGTACCAAATACCACATATGCAAGAGTAATTTTTGCTGATGGGGATGATTGCAATGACTCAAGTACTTTTGTTCTAGGGACAGATGAATTAGAAATTACTACGGTTTTAACAATTTATCCTAGCCCAGCAACTGAACAGATAACTTTAAGTAGAATAGGTGATGTGTTAATATATTCATCTAATGGAAAGTTAGTTAAAAATGTTAGGAATGAGAAAATAATTGATGTTAGTGATTTACCAAGTGGGTTATATCTTGGATTCATTAATGGGAAGAAGTTTAATTTTATTAAAAAGTAAATAATTATGGAAAAGAAAAAAACACTTGAAGATGCTCTTAAAAATTATGTGCAAGGTAAAGACACCGTTGCTAAAAATATACCTGTTTATTCTGAAAATGGGGAGAAACTATACTTTAATGAGCAAGGCTATTTAATCAAATTGTATCATGAAAACTAAATAACTATGGAAAAGAAACAAACTGCGGTTGAATGGTTGGTGGAACAACTCGATAAACTTGAATATGAGTATGATGTTGAAGGAATAAGCATATTAGATTTCGATAAAAGAAAAATAGAAATTGAAAACCAAGCCAAGCAAATGATGAAGGAGCAGATGAAAGATGTGTATCTAACTCACTGTGTTAAATCAGAGCGTTTGAGAAAAATCTTTGAGCAACAATTTGATGATTTTTACAACGAAACTTACGGACAAACTAAAAACTAAATAACTATGGAAAAGAAAGAAACTGCGGTTGAATATCTTGTAGAGCAATTATTTAAAATACACAACAATACTACTGATGTTAAAGAAATGAATAGCAAAAGTATTATTGAACAAGCCAAGCAAATGGAGAAGGAGCAACACGAAGAAACTTGGTTTAGTAGTAGAGATGAAGATATGGGTGATGAATTTAAGGTGGAGCAAAAGTCATTTGAGGACTACTACAACGAAACTTATGGAGAAACTAAAAACTAAATAACTATGGAAAACCTCACAGTTTATTCTACAAATGGTAATCTTATTGAACATTCAAAACCTATCGTTACTATTGAGACGGAAGTAGAAATTGCAGGGCAAGGAGAACTACCAATTAAAATAATTGCAGATTTTACAGATATTCCTGAGCATAAGCATGAGCTGTTTTTTCAAGCATTCAAAATGATGTATAATATTAAATTTTAAACTAAAAAACTATGAAAAAACTATTTGTATTAGCTGTAGCAAGTCTTTTATGGCTTCCCGTATTTTCTCAAACAACATATTACATTAATATTGTTAATAGTGACTTCAACAATGATAGTTGTGGAATCATTAACACCACAATTGACCCTCCTGGGGATTGGATAGCATGTGGTGTATTAGTAAATGGGGTTGTGTTTCAAAAAAGTGTAACCTATTCGTATAACGTAACATCTGACCATATATTTAATTCTACTTTACACATTGAAACCACTTGTGGATGTGTCTATGATTTTACAATCACCGATACTGTGTTATTCGCATTGTTAAATAGCCATTATACTAGAATAATTTTCATTGATGGAAATGATTGCACTGATTATGGTACAATTGTTTTAGGTGTGGATGAATTAACTAGTGATGCTTTAACAGTTTATCCAAATCCAGCAAATAGTCAAATAACTTTAAGTAAGATAGGTGATGTGTTAATATATTCATCTAATGGACGGTTGATTAAGACTATTAAAAATAAGAAGGTAATTGATGTTAGTGATTTACCAAGTGGGTTATATCTTGGGTTCATTAATGGAGAGAAGTTTAACTTTATTAAAAACTAAATAACTATGAATATTAAAAGAAAGATTTTAACATCAATTTTTAATTGGTTGGGAAAAAGATGGGATGACTATAATGAATCATTCAAAAACGGATTTAATTATTAAAAATTATGAATAACGAAATTGAAATAAAACCAGTATCCGAAATGGAAGCTGACACAAGACGACTTTGTGAAATACGATTTGATTGTATGGTAACAATGCATGATGCTGCGTTTAAAAAGTATAAGGGAATGTGGGGTCAAGAAAACCAATCAAAGAAACCACAATGGTTTAAGTCCAACACTACTCTCACATTAGAGTTTATTAAAGATGCTGAACCTCAACTTATAGGTGAGCACATCAAACAAATGTTTCATCAATTAGAACAAACAATAGAACAATATGAATCTGTCAGATAAATACTATTTACAGAACATTCAAAAAATTATGTCAGAAGGTTCTTGGGATGAAAATCCTAGACCAAAATATTATGATGGAGTGACGGCTCATTCAAAATTCATCACAGGAGTTTTTGAAGAGTATGATATCTCAAAAGGAGAGTTCCCAATACCAACATTAAGAAATACTGCAATAAAAACAGGTATTAAAGAAATATTATGGATTTATCAAAAACAAACTTCATCATTACGAGTTGCTCGTGAAATGGGAATTAATTGGTGGGAAGATTGGAACGTAGGTGATGATACTATTGGTCAGAGATATGGAGCAACTATTGGTAGATATAATTTAATTGATAGATTATTAAAGGGTTTGATTGACGACCCATTTGGAAGAAGACATATAATCAATATGTTCCAATATCACGATTTGTTTGAAACAAATGGATTATACCCTTGTGCTTATGAAACATTGTGGTCAGTTAGAAAAGGTGACGATGGATTGATACTTGATATGACATTGATTCAGAGAAGTAATGATTTTATTACCGCTGGTTATATTAACAAAATACAATACACCGCACTTTTAATGATGGTTGCAGGTCATTGTAACTATAAAGTTGGTAAGTTTTGTCATTTAGTTCAGAACCTACACATATATGATAGACATTTTGATGCGGTTGCCGAATTATTAAACAAGGAGCCGTTAGACATCCAACCAAAAATAATTTTGAAAGAAAACAAAAACTTTTATGATTATACAATTGATGATTTTGAAATTGTTGGAATTGAAGGTATTACCAAAATAAATTCAAAATTAGAGTTAGCAATTTAAGATTTCCGTTGGTTTCCATATATTTATATAATATACGGAAACCTATGGATTATTTAAAAATTTACAATAGTTTAGTTGAGAAAGGAAAAAACAGAAAACTAACAGGTTACACTGAAACTCATCATATTATTCCTAAATGTGTCGGTGGGACTAACGATAAATGGAATTTAGTTAAACTAACGGCGAGAGAACATTTTATATGTCACTTATTATTATGTGAAATTTACCCCGAAAATATGAAATTAAGATTCGCATTATGGAATATGTGTAATGTTAAAAGAAACTATCAAAATAGATTTAAAGTTAACTCAAGATTATATGATTTAATTAGGAAAGAGTATTCAATAAATGTTTCAGGTGTTAACAATCCTAGATTTGGTAAAAAATTAACAGATGAACAAAAAAATCAAATCAGTTTGTCAAGGATTGGTAAATATGGAGGTGAAAAAAATTCATTTTACGGTAAAAAACATAGTGAAAGAACTAAAGAAATATTAAGAAAAAAAAGTTCAGAAAAAAAACATACCGAAGAAGCTAAAGAAAAAATGTCAATCTCACATAAACATAAATTATGGTATTTTAATGACAATGGAAAACATTTACGAACATTCCCTGATGACCCAAGAATAATTAATGAAGGGTGGAAAAAAGGTAGAATTGGTGGTAAAGAACTATCAAGATTGGCGAATGAAAAAAGAAAAGAAAAATACTCAATTATTGAACCCCCAAAACCAAATTCAAAAAAGTGTGTCGTTGATGATTTGACTTTTGACTCAGCGGTTGAAGCTGCGAAACACTTTAATATCCCAGATAGTACTGTTAGAGACAGAATTAGAAATAAAAACTTCCCAAATTGGAGATGGGTTTGACAATTACAAATATAAAGATTAAGATTAACCTATGACCGCAACGTTAGAACCTGTAACTCATATTAACACATCAGATGTTTTATATGATACAAAAATGAAACATCTATGTGTTTATCCACAAGGTGTAGAGACCTTTGACGAGGAGTATATTAAAAATAATTGTTTAAAGATTGTAATCACAGAATAATATGGACAATTTCACACATATATTAAATCGTATTAAAACCCAATTGGATGAAGTTAATTACGATAACGGAGATATGTCTGATATCGGAAATGAGATTGGTATTGTGTTGGGTGATGTTATCACAACTGAAAGTGAATTACAAGATTTTATTACAGGAATAAGACACGGAATGTCATTAACAAATGGAACACACTGATGATTTATGGTGTCAGTACTCTGATTTACCAAGCGTAATGTCTTACGATATGCCAAAAGAAAAGAAATACCCCGATAATGTTGTATGGAGTGAAGAACGTGGATACTACGCTCACCTGTTACCATACGCAACAAATGTCGGAGCACCTGTCATCATACCTGATAATGTATCAACATGGAAGAACGAAAAGATATTAAAGACAAACCATTACTTCCAAAAGAAATATCAAGAAATCAAAGAACAATACGACGAATTACTCAAAGAGTTTGAATGGAATAGTGTTGTCTATGGTTCACATTATAACTTTCAACCAATAATTGGTGAAACATATTACCTATATCGTAGACAAGATGGTGAATTATTCTTATCAATTATTAAACCAACAGAATGGAAACAAGAATATGTTGGTGAGTTTGAGTTGGACTCAGAAAATAAATGGATTAAAAAAGATTAGATGAAAGGAATTATTTTAGCGGGTGGTTCAGGAACAAGACTACACCCTTTAACTATTTCAGTAACAAAACAATTGTTACCAATTTACGATAAGCCGATGATATACTATCCCTTATCAACCCTGATGTCTTTGGGTATTAAAGATATATTAATCATCTGTACACCAAATGATAAACATCTATTTGAACAACTATTAGGTGACGGCATTCAGTTTGGTATTAACTTAACATATAGAATACAACCATCACCTGATGGACTAGCACAAGCGTTTATTATAGGTGAAGACTTCATCGGTGATGATAGTGTTGCGTTGGTTCTTGGTGATAATATATTCTCAGGATTAGATATTAAGAAGATAAAGAAATCAATTAAGAACATCTATGGTTCAATGATATTTGCATATCATGTTCATGACCCTGAAAGATATGGCGTAGTTGAGTTTGATGAGGAATGTAATGTAGTAAGTTTGGATGAGAAACCAACACTTCCAAAATCAAATTATGCGGTACCAGGCTTATACTTCTACGACAATAATGTGATACAGATTGCCAAGAAGATTAAACCATCTTGGAGAGGTGAACTTGAGATTACTGATGTGAACCGAGATTATCTTGATAGAAATATGTTAAAGGTTCATATCCTTGAAAGAGGAACTGCATGGTTGGATACAGGGACATTTGAATCACTTATGCAAGCGTCAAACTATGTTCAGAGTATTGAGGAGAGACAAGGGTTAAAGATTGGATGTATTGAAGAGATTGCTTATCTAAACAAGTGGATTAATAAAGGTGAACTTATTTATTTTGCTGAAAAATACCACAAGAACAATTACGGAAAATATCTTAAAGGTTTAATTGATAGAATTTAACATTAACCTTTGACAAAAATAATACTTTATTTTATATTTTAACTATGAGTTTAAACAGTTCTGATTTTATTGAAGAAATAATACATGAAGCATATTCTAAAGATATGTACAAGGAGTTATTTGAACTTGCAAAAAAGTATAGAAATAGTGATGGAATACCATTTTACGATTCTTTTGAAAAAGCGTATTATGAACTCGGAATACCTGAAATTGATAAAATATGATATATAAGTTAGAATACATTTGGTTAGACGGATATACCCCTGAACCAAAATTAAGAAGTAAAACAAAAGTTTTAACATTGGAAAATGAACCATTATTAGAATCAATTCCGATTTGGAATTTTGATGGCTCATCAACACAACAAGCTGAAGGTAATTTTTCAGATTGTTTATTAAAACCTGTTAAGATGATTCGAGACCCACAGAGAAAGAATGGTTATTTGGTATTGTGTGAGGTTCTTAACCCTGACATGACACCGCATAGTTCTAATACTCGCTCACAAATTAAAGACAATATGAATATGTGGGTTGGTTTTGAACAAGAGTATTTCATATATGATGGTGAACTACCATTGGGGCACACCAAAGGTAACATGAAACCACAAGGTGAGTATTACTGTGGTATTGGAACTGATAATGTATCAGGACGTAATATCGTTGAACACCATTTAGATGTTTGTCTATCTGCAGGACTTAATCTTACAGGTATTAACGCTGAAGTGGCTCTTGGACAATGGGAGTTCCAAGTGATGGGAAAAGGGACATTAGATTCTTGTGACCAATTGATTCTGTGTCGTTATCTATTACAAAGAGTTGCTGAAACTTATAATGTTAAAATTGAATACCACCCAAAACCTTTACAGGGTGATTGGAATGGTTCAGGATTACACACGAACTTTTCAAACAAAAAGATGAGAGAAGTTGGAGGTAAAGAATACTTTGATTCAATCCTCAATGTGTTTGAATTAAATCATTCTAAACATATTGAAAATTACGGTTCAGACAATGAATACAGATTAACTGGTAAACATGAAACACAATCTATTGATAAGTTTAGTTATGGTGTGTCAGATAGAGGTTCATCAATAAGAATACCGCAAGTAACAGTTAATAACGGATGGAAAGGATATGTTGAAGATAGACGACCAGCATCTAATGGTGACCCATATAGAATTATGAAAGTAATATCTGAGTCAGTAAATCAGGCGGAAGCCAACTTATCCTTCAATACTATTTAATTTACTATATTTTGTTTGGTGGTATATTTATTAAATAAACACTATGATAATTTATTTAACAACTAATTTAATTAACGGTAAAAAATATGTTGGACTTGATATGAATAATGATAAGAATTATTTAGGGTCAGGTGTTCATATTAAACGTGCAATAAAAAAATATGGTAAAGAAAATTTCATAAAAGAAATTTTAGAGGTTTGTGATAATAGACAAGAGTTATTATTATGTGAAAAAAAATGGATAGAAAACTTTAAAGCTGTTGAATCTAAAGAATTTTATAATGTTCATATCGGTGGTATTGGTGGTGACATTACACAATATATGGATGAATCTAAAATTATTGAATGGAAACAAAATATTAGTAATGGTAAAAAGGGTAAAACTAAAGGAAAACCATTAACTGAACAAAATAAAAAAGGTATAAGTGAGTCATTGAGAAAATATTATGATAATGGTGGTGTTGCCCCATTACAAGGTAAAAAAAGAGATGATGAAACTAAAAGAAAAATAAGTGAGTCTAATAAAGGTAAAGAATTTACTAAAGAACATTTAGAAAATTTAAAAGAATCATTTAAGGGAAGAGATTATAATGGTGAAAAAAATCCATTCTACGGTAAGGGACATATGATTTCAGGTGAAAAAAACCCAATGTACGGTAAAAGTTTTTATGATGTATGGGTTGAAAAATATGGTAAAGAAGTTGCCGATATAAAGAAAAAAGAATGGTTAGATAAAAAAAGAAAAAAAAATGGAACTGATTACAACAACAATAATGAAAAAATCTGATGAGGGTGTTCACGGGAACATTTTCGGAGGAACTTTGATGTCTCTAATTGACGACTCAGCAGCATCTTACGCTGCTCAGATATGTGACACTTCAAGAATAGTTACAATTAAGATTGATGAGTTATTATTTAAAAGTCCTGTTAAGGTTGGAAGTTTACTAAAAATTTATGGTAAGGTAGAAAAGTTCGGAACAACATCAATCAAATTATATATTGAGGTAAGAAAACATAACGTCCACACTGGTAAACAAGAAGCGGTTACACAAACATATATAACATTTGTAAGGATAGATGGTGATGGTAAAGCAATCCCTATTCATCAATATGTTAAGGACAGATACTACGAAAGATACGAAAAATTTGGTAAGGGATTACTTTCTTTAGACGAAAAACATAACAATGATTGATTTGTTGAAGAAGAATGATTTATTCTTTCTCAAACAAGTTAAAGAAAATATTCTTACTAAATACAATCTTCCATTTGAATGTTTATCTATTGAATACATGGATGAGATTTATTTCAAGATTCATTTCATTATGAAGAAGATACCGTTTGAAGTTTATTTTCATAGATATGAAGTTTTAGAAGAGGTTGAAAATGATTTGAAAACCTTTTTAAAGATAATCAATCCTGAAAGACAGATTCATCATTTAAGGGTTTATGTTGACTATAGACCACAAAATAAAAACTTATTAAATTTTGTTTGACATGAAGTATGATTACTATGGTTTAAAGTCTAAAATAGACGATTTTTTGGATTTACATGATGAGGAAATTGTTAAACAAGGTTGGACAATAACATCTAAACCATGTGATGATTGTAAAGATTATGATATTAATTTAAGGTTTAGTGATGTTAAATATTGTTACGAAACAACAACAGGTAGTAAAAGTTACAATTTAGATTATCTATTTGTTGAAAAGATAGATAAAAATAAACAGAACAAAACGGTTTATAGTTCAGCTAAAAAGATGGGTTTAGAGATAAATGATAAAGGTTTAATTTATAATTTAAGCAATGTCAAACTTTCTTGAATATTTCACTGCATTGTCTCTATGACTTGATACTCCACCACCAGCGTTGATATCTGCAAAATATTCAGCGGCTTGTTTCTTTGTTTCAAATTTTGGAAATCCTGACTTTTTACCTTTTGTGAAGAACATAATAGCCACTTGAGCTGCGGTAAATGGGTTATTAACTTCTTCAGGATTACCAACTAAATCTTTACCGATTAGACCACCATATTTTCTATAGTTCCCCATACCTGTTAACTGATTAAATCCTCTACCTCTATATTTGTATCCATCATCGTCGGCAGTTCCATTCTTACCATTACCAACAGTATTGGCGTATATTAAATTATAAAACTTTTTATCATCTTGTTTAAGTTGATTTATTTCAGAATCTGAAAGATGAGAAACTCTTTTCCCAAAAAGACTTCTTATTCTACCAACACCTGTATTAGAATAAGATGTTTCTGATTTTGGTATGTAATTACTTTCTTTACCAATTACGGATAATATACCAATTTGAGCCATTGGGTCTGTAATACCAAAATCATTCATGGCGTCAACCAATAAATCAATGTTTCTTGCTTTTTTTCCTGAAAATTTGTGAATTAATTTACCTGAAAAATTATCTTCATTTCCGTATGTTAAATCTTCAAGTTTGGCATCTTGAAGTTTATCTTTAAGATATTTTTCTTCCTCACCTGTTAAATCTTCTTTATTATTTGTGATGTTATCAATAATTTTACTTACATCTGTTGTACCGAAAGTGTCTTCCGCGAACTTTTTAACTGCTTGACCAATCTCAGTTTGTTTTAAATAATCAACTGCGTCGTCTAAAAAACCTTCATTTAAATTATATAATTTTCTGATGTCATTTTTTTCTTGTTCTGAAATAATAAATCTTTTACTCATCGTATTGTTTTTATAATAAATATTATCTTATATTTGTTTGTAAACAAAACACATGATTTTAGTATTATTTTGGGTAGTAATAGCAAGGTTTGTTAGGTTATTAACAACCAAAGAAAAACCAACATTCAAGGAAGAGTTGGGTGATTTTGTTTTTCATTACCTTTTCGCTTTGGTAATCTACGTTATTCTTATCTCAATTTTCTGAGTTCCCTTTTGATTGACTCTTCTATCAAATCGTCTGATTGTTCTATATTAAGATATATAGTGTCGTATTTGTAATTAAGTGAGTCCATTGCGTTGGAAATAAGATTGGTCAAAAAAGATTTAAGTTTACCCATTCTACCATCTTTAATATCAACACTTATATCGGCAAAGACACTTCCAAAAACAATATTACCTCTCATCCATTCCTGTTTAGACGGATAAGCCTCAATACGATTAATCCTAATATTAGGTAGATTAAAACCTTTATCCTGTTCAAACTTTGATAGGGCTTTAGGTAATATCCTTTCAATATGATTTTTTAAGTGTTCTCCGTATGTCATTTCTAATTATATAAATACTTATAGTAAAACAAATATACTATGAGTTACACGAAAGAACAAATTGAAACTGCGGTAAAATCAAAAGGTTATGTATGGTTTGAAGATACTGCTAATAAAGGTTACGATGTTAACATCGTTGGAATCAGAAACACTGCAACTGGACAAAAGGTTACAAATGCTTTTGATGATTATTTAACTATTTCTTACAAAGAGAATGGACAATGGAAGTGTCACGTTTGGCCGGCAACAACTGACCCAGGTAAGAAAGGTGTAATGGAATACCACAACAAAGATGGTGTTGCTCGTTTGGTTGAGGGACAGTATCGTGGTTCACATATCATCAGATTACATCAGGGTAAGTATGAAGCGTTAGGACAAGATAGAGCGGTTAAAGTTTATCGTGATGCCAATAAAGATATGACTTATGATGAGAACAAAATCACTGAAGGTGTTTATGGTATTAACATTCACAAAGCAGGTGCTAATTCAACATATGTTGAGAATTGGTCTGAAGGATGTCAAGTATTCAAGATGTCGGCTGACTTTGAAGAGTTTATGAAGATTTGTCGTAAGTCAAAAGACATTCACGGAAATCGTTTTACATACACATTAATTGAAACAAAAGATATTGTATAATAGATTTATCACAATTTAGGTTCATCCAAATATTTATTGGTATGACAAAACTAACAGAACAACTTGGAAAAATTAGACAGATGATGGGAGTTATCAGAGAGTCTAAAGATGTGTCAGAACCTTACGATGAGAAGGCTGATACTGATTACAACGACGATGTTCATGGGGATGATATGAAAGACCACCCATCCTTCAAACAGAAGTTTGACTATATTGATGAGTTGGAACAAATCATGGAGAAGTGGACAGATGAATACAAGAGAAGTATTAACTGTAACGCTCCAAGAGGATTCAGTCAGAGAGCCCATTGTGATGGAAGAGCTAAGAAGAAAAGAAAATAAACATTAAAAAACCCCTAATTCAAGGGGTTTTTTATTTATTGTTATCGTTTCAGGACGAATACGTTTTTATAGACCGTAGACTGATTTGTATTTTGTCCCAAGTAACGACAAACATTTTTCAACTGCTTCTTCTTTCTGTTTTAAACCTTTAGCCACCAATTTCTTTGAATGGTAAATAACGAATTCTACTGAACCACCTTTTGGACTTGGTAAAGTTTTGTAAATGTCATAGAAACCTACTTTAGAGGTGTAGATACCTTTTGATGAACCTTTTGCCATTTTGTTTTATTTTTTATTTGTTTGTATAAGTTTAGTAGTAAAAATTGATATAATCAATTGGGGAATGGTATTTCTAAATTGGCGATGAACTTATAAATTGGTGAACCTAAAAATATAACACCCTTCAATTCGTTATTAAATTGTGATTGTACCCATTCATTAAACACTTCAATTACCAATGCTTTTGGGACAGAGTGTAAGGTTGAAATTGTTTTAATGAATTCTTTATTACCGTAAGCGTATTTAGTTGAGTTTACTACACAAATAGGTAATTCCAAAGATGGAACTTTTAAAAAATGGTAACTACCATCATTTAATATTTCAACATTTTGGACTTCAATAAATTTCTTTATTTGTTCTTTTATTAACATCCTATAAAAATCATTGATACAACTGCAACCAAGGCAACAAGTGTAAAGATTACGGATTCTATTTTGTCGCTCTTTTTCATTACTACAAATGTAATGATAAAAACTTATACTGACAAATTATTTTCTCTTATTTGGTGAAAATTCTTTTATAGTTCCCCAAAGTACATTAACTTCTTGAATTTCAGAATCGGTAATAATATCACTAACTTCTTTTCCATAGTAATAATCAAAATTACCATCATTTTGTGAAAGTTCTATAATTGGTGTCACAGAATGTTTTGAATAACTGGTTATCGTATTTCTATATACCGTTTCAACATATTGAACACGATTTTCAGAAACATCATAAGTATATTCTTTAGGTTCAGGTATTGTTAAATCAGCAAAAGCTTTATTTGTGGTGATTTTATCAACATTTAATACATAAAGATTAAAAATGAAATCTATATCAATATAATCTAAATTTTTTCTTCCTGTTCCAATTACAGAATTAATTGCTGATTCAAAATTTTCCACAACATATGAATGTTCTATATCGTTTAATACAACTTTTTCACCATCAAATGATTTTTTCGCCATATACAGAATTGTATATAATAACTTTTGACTTAATGATTCTAAAAATGAGTTATCCATGTGATTAAATATATAACATAAATATATAAAATAAAAGTATTTATATTATAATGAATTTGAAGGACAAATTCTATAAATTTGAATATGATTTTAACTGATAAAGTATTAAATAAACTTTTCAATTCGGAATATATTAAAAATATATATCCGATGATTGATAATATTGATGTTAATGTTGATTGGGATGGTGATGATGCTTTTCCTTTTTATAAACTTCATGTTACTGTTAAGTTAAATGACCCAACGATTAATGAATATAACATTTATGAAAAAGGATTTGACCCACATTATCTTTATGATTATCATCTGAAATACCTTCTTAACTTTTTAAATATTAATTTAAACACGGCACTTATTGAACAAGTTTTTATTAAAGTGTTAAATCCTGATGGGGAAGAGATAGTCAAATATTAATTATATGAACCTACAAGAACACATAAAAAAAGTATTAAAAGAGGAGACGGGTGAAAGAACCAAACTTGAAAAGGTTATCACTAATGTTATCAACAGGTCATTAGATGGAAAAGAATTACCTGAAAACTTCCATAGTGTTGTTGTTGATGTCTACGGAACAAAATACGGAGATGGTTGTATGATAACTTTATTGATGAAAAGGCCTTATAGTGAAGAAGAATCTGAAATGTTGTTTGATGTTAGTAGAGATGCTAAAAATTTAATTAAATCGTTCTTCAAAGAACATTTTCTTTATGGTATTAGTATTTCAACATCAACTATAGAAAATTACATGAAGATGACAAGTGATTGAATATTAATTATATGAACTTACAAGAACACATAAGAAGAGTATTAAAAGAGGAAACTGAAAAGTTTGATAAGATAGAACATTTTATGAAAACTGCTAATACATTATTCAGCAAACTAAAATTTAAGGCTGTTAAACGTGTTGAGTTTGATTATGACGAAAGGATTGAAGGGTTTATTGTTAATGTATTTTATGATAGACAATATGCGATAGATAATCCAAAAAATTTCAATCAAGTAAAACAAAACTTTATTAAAGAAATTGGTTCAATCATTACAAGGTTTTTCCCATTCAAATTTTATATTTATTTATATGACGACTAATTATATATTATGAACTTACACGAACACATAAAAAAAGTATTAAGAGAAGAGGTTAACAA